TGAGTCGTCCTGAAGCAAAACGTCCGTCATAAAGTCAACAGAAGCGACACCATTATCTGATGCGTACTGTTTGATTTTGCTTGAAAGTGATGCCATAGTTTTTATCTCCTTTAGGTTATTATATATTATTCTGGTGGGTTATCAATAACTGTATTTCCTTCTGAAATCCACTCCTGAATTGCTTGGTAGTGTCTGTTTGCTTCATCTTCTGGAACATACCAAAATGAACCATCTGTGTTTGTTAGTTTGAAGTTTTTGAAAACTCCATCAACATAATTTTTTTCTACTTTTTCAATCATTACAACTCCGCATCTACAAATATTTGTGTTCCTGTTCCATTTGTTATAAATTGAGACGAACCACCGACTGGCTCTAATCCTGAAGATACATTTGCATTTAAGTTACCACATATCTCACTAAAATTATCAGAACTTATACTTGTACAATCTCTAGAAGTACCAGCATTGTATAATGAAAAAGTGTTTGCCGCTGTAAATGTAACACTTGGATTTGCTCTTTTTTCAAAGTATTGAAATACTGGGTCACATCTAGTTCCAACTACATTTTCACCTAATGTCATTCTACAATCATTTTTCTTTGGAGCTAAATCTTGGAAATACCTTAAACATCTGTTTTTATTCACATCATGTGGCAAGAACTCAAAATCAGATGCAGTTGTTCCAGCTTCTAATTGTACGCCTGTGATTTGAACAAAATCATTTGCACTAGCTAAAGCATGTACTTGACCTACTGCTCTATTTGCGTTTGTTACAGAGTTCCAAGATGTATTTAATGTTCCAGATGTATAATTACTTCCAGCAGTAAACCAAAATTGTAATGCTAAACTTTCATTATTATCATTACCCAATGTTCCTGTTGTATCTGCAGCAAAAGTAATTGTTTTCTTTTCCCAAGTTTCAGATGAAGAAACAGTATATGATTGTGAATTTTGTCTTGTGTTATCAGTATCATATAACTCTGCAATATAAGTTCCAGTAACTGTTGCTTTAATCCAAAAGGATACAGTTAAACTTTCAGCAGATGATGTTCCTTTTTTTATATATTGTAAATTTTGACCTTCTATTTTTTGTATAAAAATATTTGTATCATTAGCTCCTGGACTACCACCAGAACCAGCTTCTCTAACTTTAAACGATTTTGCAAAACCAGAACCAGTAGGTGCGTCAGTTTCTTGTGATACATTTAATGTTCCAGCACCTCTTGTTAATTGAAATCTATCTACTGTATGATAGCCAGTAGAAACATTAGAAGCAGAAGTTCCTCTTTGTGCTATGCTCATGTCACCATTGATGATGATGTTTCTGAAGTTGACATTGTTATCAAGTTTCGATTGAGGTACATCCTCGATCATGTTTGTTGTATCTATTCTACTTAATGCCATAATTAACTTCCTATCCTGTATCCACCGAAGTATGTTATTGGATATGAATCACCTACAGCAACCCCATCTCCAGATGTATCATTACAAAGACCAAAAAATTCAAAGTAATCAGATGAACCATTTGCTTCTAAAATAATCATATTACCAGCAGAGATGTTTGCGGCCTCTGCAGAAATATGAGTATGTAATTGTAATTGAGCTGCTATTGATCCATTTTTATAAATAGAACCTGATGTAGAAGCATTGTTATCATCTCCAGCACTTGTTCTTACATTTGCATAAAAACAATATTTACCAGCAACTGTTGGAGTAAATCTATAGTTAGTAGAGTTATCGTAGCAATTGTCAGTATCAAAACTTTCAGTATTAGCTTGAATTTTTACTTGTGTATTATCTGATAATGTTTGATTAGAACTTACAAATGCTTGAAAAGCAGGTTTCATAATATTCTGCGTAGTAAGATTACCCGCACCATCAGATCCGATAATGCTGTTACCGCCAAAGTCCTGTAGTTGATTTGCTTTTATAATTGATGCCATAATTTTCCTATTCTATAATTTTGTATGCTCCGAAAAAAGTTCTGTCATCTCCAGTATCTATACCTACATCTCCACCAGTATATGTTTGTATGTTTGCATAAAGTTGAACATAGTCTGAACTGCCATTTAAAGTTAATACTGATGAAATTGGTACACTCATTCTTCTAGATACAGTACCTGAATTTGATTCCAGCATCATATCTGCAAATCTATAAGCTGAACCATTTAAATAAATTATTGTTTGTGATTTATATAAATTTCCATTATTAACTTGTGATTGACCAGCTATAGAACCATATATAAAATATTTACCAGCTACTTGAGGTGTAAATTTTCCAGTAGAAGTATTGTAAGCACTAGCTGTATCAAACTTTTCAACATCAAATGTTACTAATGTACTAACATCATTAGATGGAGTTGCATCATTATCAAGATATGCTTCAAAAGCTGGGGTGTTAGTTCCACCAAAACCTGTCTGCGTTCCGTTATTTGTAATTGTTACACCTGAAGGTACCGTAAACGTATCCCCAGAACTACCCAGAGTTACTGTGCCGTTGTCCGCGATTGGTTCTATATTTGTTGTTTTAATTGTTCCCATTATGATCCTATTCTATAATTTTGTATCCACCAAAACATCCAGAAACTGATGGAGATGAAGCATTTGAGTAATGAAAAATTTCTAAATAATCTCCAGAACCATTAAATTCAATTACTCCAACTAAGTATAAAGCTGTAATTATATCTAAATTATCATTGGTATAAAAATTACTCCAATTAGAAGCTTTGTATGTTGAAGCTATACTGCTTCCATTTTTGCGAAATTCTGTTGAGTTTTGACGACCACCAACTGAGCCTGTCCAACTACTATCTATTGCTGAATAACAAAAATATTTACCAGCAGTTGTTGGTGTAAATCTACTTGATGCAAAATTACTTCCTACATCAAAAGTTTCAGTTCCAAAATTAATTTTAGTTGATGTAGCTGAACTAAGAGCTTGACCACTTGATGATACTGCATGAAAAGCTGGAGTATTAATTCCACCAAATCCTGTTTGTGTACCATTATTAGTTATAGTCGCTCCACTTGGAATAGTAATTGTGTCTCCAGAACTACCTATCTCTAAACTAGTTCCTGATTGTGGGTCTACTTTATCTACAAATAATGTTGCCATATTATACTACCGTTAATGTTCCTTGTACTGTTACCGTTGCTGTAAATGATACTGGACCACATAACATCATGTTGTCCGTTGCAGGAACTGTAATTGTTTCTGAAACTGTTGCTAGGTTTTTATATCCACCATTGATTGCAGAAATCATTCCTGCTTGAATACTGTTTTCTCCAGGGTTAATGCTACCCGTAGACTTACCTTGAAAGACTACATAGATGTTTGCTGTGCCTGATGGTGGGGCTTCTGTGAAAGCTAAAGTTGTACCACCTGATATTGAGTAAGCGGAAAACGGATCTTGTCTAACGTTTCCAACATATACTTCTGCTTCTGCAGTATTTGAAACACTTTGACTTAATGTAAAATTGACCGTGGATCCATCACCATTGAACTGTTGAGAGTTCATGGTATTTAAATTTTGTTTTGGCGCGTTTCCTAAATACGACATGATTCTCCCTATGTACTGATTGCGTCAACTGCACCTACCACTGTATCCAAAGAACTAGCTGTATCTGATTGAACATACAGTTGGTCTCCAGAAGCAAGTACAATCTTACTTCCTCCGTCAATAAGCTCTAGTGAGCCGCCACTGACAATCGGCGCATTTTTGATTAAATAATAATTTGCTGAGGATCTTCTAAGATAAACATCTACATTAATAGTTGATGTAGTTACGTTAGCCATTCTAATACTAATTAAAGTATCAAAACTATCTGCAGCCCCACCTAAAGCATCTACTGCTGACGTTCCTGTATTTCTTGTTAGGTAGTTTCTAAAGTTTTGTGCCATAATTTATTCCTTATACTATAACGCGATTGCCATTGCAACGGCAAAACCCGCTGAAGCTCCCGCTGATCCACTTGATGCTGCAGTAACTCTACCTTTTGCATCTACTGTAATTGATGAATTTGTATAGCTAGCTGCTGATACTCCAGAGTTAGCTAGTGTTAATGCTCCGCCAGATGCGATTGTTGCATCACCTGACATTGCAGATTCTTGATAACTTGTACCATCTCCTATAAGTATTTTACCTGATGTTACATCAGGCATTATTAATTGAGACCCTACTGTTAAATTTCCATTTACATAATTAGATATAGTATTTGCAAAGTTACCCATTAATGAGTGACTTGAACATTGGTAATATAAAACATTTGGTGTGTTCACATCAACTGCTATTTGTGTATACGCACCAGATGATCCTGGTGTACCATTAGTAGTTACTCCTGTTGTGTAAGCCGTAGATTTATCTGCTTCTAAATAAAATAGTAAAGGGTGACCACTGTTTGTAGAATCTGATTGATCAAATCTATAGTAATACTTGTATGATGAATCCGCACCTGAAAATGTAATCGCAGGTGATTCTAATCCATCAAAGAAATATGCACTTGAAGATCCTTGACCTGAATATGGATGTGCTGTTGTTTTAGTACCAACTTTAACTGTAATTATTTTTGGCGCTGATGAAGAACCATACTCTTCTGGTTTAGGTAAACTAATCTTTGCACCAGGCACTGTACAAAATACTTCTGTTGCACCTGCAAAGTTTACAAGAGCATCACTATTAGAACTGGAGATAACATTAGTTCTAGCAAGTGTACTTGCTCCGCCATTTAAAGTTCCAAAACCAACTTCAAAGTTATTTGTTCCTGTTTCAAAGATACAGTAATAAGTGGTATTGCCTCCACCGATACCAGAAGAAAAAGATTCAAAACCTGAAACTGCTCCACCTAGTGTAAACGTTCCTGTTCCAGTTGTTGCACTGGATTCTTTTACCCTATCGTTTAGTTTAAACGCCATTTAAAATCCTACGATGTTAAACTAATAATTGCATTACTAGCAGTAGAAGGATCAGGAAACGAAATAGTGAAGTCACCATTCGTTGCTGTCTTCGTTCCACCAAAATCTAAAACCACACACAACTTATCGCCTTGATCATCATTGTAAATTGCTGCAAAAGCTGCAGAAAAAGTTGCACTTGACCATGTTACATCCGCAAAGTCTACAGATGTAGTTGCAGTTGTAGCTACAACTGCTTGACTAGCTAAAGTTTTTCTAACATAGTTTGAACTACCTGCTGAAGAAACTTCGTTGGTAGTTAAAGCAACTGTGCTAGATGTTGAGTAAGGATTAGATGTGTACAATGCTATTTTAAAAGCGTCTCCGCCATTCGCAAAATTATGCGTTCCTGACATCAATTCACCTTTAAAAGAAAACGGTACTACATTTGCCATAATATATTATCTCCTTATTTACGGTGATGGCGATTTTATTTGTGAACGAATAGCGCCATCTTGCCATTCATCTCTACGTCTTCTACCTTCTTGTTCAATAGAATAAGATTTTGCAGCCTTTTGATATGACTGTTCGTAGTATTGTAACATATCTACGGGTCCTTTCAAGTACCCATATGCTTCTACCAAACATGCATACAAAAGTAAATCCTGATATTTGTTGGATACATAAGTACCATTTGTAGCCGCTGGAGCTGCAGATGGATTCGTTGTATCAGTAATACTAATTGGTTGTTTTGTATAAGCTAGTGTAATTTCAAACGTAGCATTTGGTGTAGGTGCTACCACCCAAAAGTTAGCATCCCAGTTACCGTAATATTTTGGAAGTCCTGAAGAAGTTCCAGGAGTATTATAGTACTCAGCCATAAAACTTGTGTCTCTTTTATCTAAAAATACCTGGTCTCCAGAGCTGTCTTTCAATTGAACATACCTAATAAATCTTAAATCAGAGGGAATAGTTACATATCTATTTCCTGAAACTAAGTTAGATGTAGCGTAGAATCTATTATCGTCTGTATCTACTTCTCTATAAATTCTGTTTTCAGCATTTTTAATTATTGTGTTTAAAACTCCTGTAGATAAAACTCCGTCGTCTACCTCAGTATAATTTCTAATATCATCTTGTAAGTTTGCTAATGTGTATGCCATTATGGTGATAGTGTAACCGGACCAGCCGATATACTTCCTCCTCCTATTTTTGCAGTTGCAGTTGCTGTACCTGAAGCTGTAAATGTATAGTTATTAGCATTTGTAACTGTAATTGTAAATCCCGAAGCGTTATTAATATCTGCAGAAGTTATACCTGCACCAGGTTCAGCATCTCTAAACCTAACAGTATCACCTGTAGTTCTTCCGTGATTATCTTCAAATACAGATATAGTCTGAGACCCATTTGTAGCGGATAATGGATTTAAAGTTAATACTCTTGCAACAGCAGGCTCAACTCTTGCAGGTCTCGCATTTAATAAACCTTGTGGATCTGCACTATGTGGTTTTGGTTCTAGTTGAGGATGCTTAGGCTCAAACTCCGATATGTGAACTCTTGCACCATTCCATTCTATTACCATTTCAGAATATGGAAACGCTAATCCTGATCTATCAGAAATAAACTGTGCGTATTTACCTGAAGAAAGATTAGACATTAAGACTCCGGATAGTAAACTTTAGGACTAATAAAAGTACTTGATGATGAACCGTCCTCTTGTAAAGCTCTTTGTAATTCATCTTCGTATAACATCTTTAGCATTTGAACTCTTTCAGGTGCATTTTTAATTGCAAGATAGTAAGCTAAACCGGCAGTCATACAAGGCACAAATCTGTAGGGCACGTCTGCATCGTTAGTATAATCTCCTGCATCTTGAATTCTTTTTACATAATAATAATTTAAAAACTTACCTGCTTCATTAGATCCAGGTGTTAGATATAGAGTTATTGTAATTTTATCTATAAACCTTTGAACGAAATATTGTGATGGTGTTCCAGTAGAACTTTTATTTGATAATGCTTGATACTGTGATCTACTTATTTTTGTAAGGGGTGTATCTACACTTGAGTTTCTATATGACGCTTCTAGTATATCATCAACACCATAAACAGCTGTAGCACTTGAAGCACCATCTGCTGTTGATCTAAACATTGTGTATGTTGCTTGATCTGCAACTAATGTAATATTATTGTTTGCAACTTCCCAATAATGTAAACCTCTATTGGCCCATTCTTGAAATAAAATATTAAGAGATCTTCTTGCAGATTTTAATTGATAGCCAGAAACACCCTGTATACCTAACCTTTCATACGACTCTTCAACAATATCTGAAATAGAAAAACCTTTTTCAAAGGTAGTTGTACCCGAAGTAGTGTTCGCCATTTACTCTCCTATTTATCTAAAATAACAGTTACCGTTGAATTTGAAATTGCTGAAATAGTCATTCCACCTTCAAATAAAATTCCGTCTTCTGCTAGATTATAAGAAAATACATCACCTGCTGGTACATCTACTTGAAACTGTGTTACTGAGTTTCCGTCTTGTAGTGTAACTGAACCTGCAGAACCTGTTGATGCTAAAATAATTCCTCTTAATCTTGTTCTTCCTGCGAATACAGAACCTGTTCCTGTTTTTCTAACTGCTTTTACGTCTGACTTCATTAGCCTGTGTATCCTATTGTTACAGAGTCTGTAGTAGTTAAATCTAAATAGACTCCTGTTTTAAATCTTATGCCAGAACCAGGTATCATTATATCTAACCCTTCATCACTAAATTTAGCTTGAAACTCTAAAGAACCTGTTCCATCTGTTCCATCATGTAGTTTTACCAAACAATTAGTTCCACTGTGGGCCTGAATGTAAGTAACTCTACATGGTCCTAAGTTTACACTTCCACCAGTAATAGTTTTAAACCTACCATCTGCCGTTAAAGTTGTAAACTTTTGATCGCTTATAAATGATCCGCCGCCTGCCATAACTATTCTCCATTAAATTTATGTGGGGCCGAAGCCCCACAACAAATTAATTATTACGCTATTGTTGCACCAACTGTTGAAGTTGCAACCCAACCAACAGTGCTGTTCCAAACTAAAGTAGCTGACTCTCCTACTGCATCGAAAGTAATTGTAGTTCCGTTTGCAAAAGTAGTTGGAGTTAAAGTCCCATCTCCACCGTCAACAATCATGTTAATGATTTTAATTTGACCTGAAGTTGTTCCATCAGCTAAAGTTAATGCATTAGCTCCAGTAGTAGTTAGTTCAGTTACCAAATTAGTTAGGTCAACTGCACCTGCTCCTGATAAAGATTGAACACCACCTCTAATAGCTTTTCCATAAGATGCATTAGATGTGATTGCACCTGTGTCTGCGTTTTTTGTTATATCTTCAAAACCGTTTTCTGATCGGACCGGTCCTGTAAATGTAGTATTTGCCATAATTATATCCTCCTAGTTTACAAACATAGTCTCTAGGCCGTCGACTATACGCGTCTATGTTTTGATTTAATTGTATAGTAATTATTTTATATACTAGATTTGAGTAGAGCGCAAGAGAGCCTGTAGTGTGAATTGAATTTATTCAACGATGTAGCTTTTTGTTTAAGTAGCTACAGAAACTTGTGGTTCAGAGCCTTCTACCTTATTTTGCTGATGTGCTTTTGCAGCTTCAGCAAGTTTTATATGGCTAATTACTTCTCTGACTTTTCGGTCAATCTTAACCATATTAAGAGTATATCTACCCTCTTTAAGATGCTCCTGTTCCCACTCTAGATCCAGACCTCTCTTCTTCGTGTAAAGGTCCTGTAGATGTTCTTGCATCGATAACTTCCTCATAAGTTATTCTCTTTACTCTTGGATCATTCATTTCTCCAAGATGTTCCCATTTTATATCACCTTTTCCCAATTTGTCAATAATTGCGTTTTCGATATCTAACGGTGAATCAATACTACTTATCACAAAATCTGCATGAAGTTGATAAGCAAATATTTGGACTCTGAAGTTTTTAGGGTGCATTTTTCCTTTCTATTTAAAGATTGTGGCCGAACTATGTCCGGCCACAAAATTATTGATTAAGCACCTGGTGATGCAAAAATACCTCTAGGGTCTGATACGCCAAATACGTATCTTTCTCTAGCTTTGTATCTTACGTTTCCAGTATCGAAATCGCCTTCCATTTTTGTAGTTAATGGAGCTCTTTCCATATGCTTCATACCATTAGGCACGTCTGTAGTGATATAGAACGCATCTGTGTCAGTTAAATAGTGGTTAACTGTGTATCCACCAGGAACCATTCCCATAGATACAAGTGCGTTAATATCATTATCAGCAGTTCCAACTCTTTGTGAAGACTTCATAAGTCTTTCAGCAGTGAATTGTAGTGCAGATGGAATGATCATCTTCACAGCTTTTGCAGCAATCTTTAAACCTCTTTCATCAGTAAGAGCAGCGATATCAATCATTGCTTGTTCTAATGAAGTTTCGTTTAAGTCCGCAGCTGTTGCCAATGTATTACTGAAAGTTCCAGAAATAGTTGGGTGAGCTGTGTTGAAAAGAGTTACACCATCGCCTGAAGTGAAACTCAATCCAGGTAAACCATTGTTCAATGGTGAAGCTGCTTTAACTTGTTTAGTTTGAGCCATAGATCTTGCTAAAGCTTTTGTATATCTAGACGCAAGTCTGTCATACAAATTGTCCTCAATAGCTTCCTCAGTGATAGCAAACCCAAGAGCGATTGTCTCGTGAGTGTATCTAGCTGTGAAAGTTTCTTGAGCACTGTCGTAAGTTACACCAGAACCTTCTGGTTTAACTTGTGCTTGAGCGAAACCTGATAACATAACTTCTTCTTCAAAAGCTCTGTCAGATGACTCAGTTGTGTATATTTCAGCATGTTCTTGTTCATACTGTTTATACTCCAGGCCGAATAAGGCATTCAAACCTGGCTCTAGTTCTTTAACTAGTTGATTACGTGATATAGCCATAATTTAATTACTCCTTATATACCTGCCACGTTGTTTCCAAGAATGTGCTCATTGATAATAATTCTAAGAGCAAAGCCCTCAGCAGTAGTATCTGAATGATCAGGATCTCTAGAAACACCTAGGATTTTAAGTTGAGCTTTAGTAGCCGCCGTTGTAGCCGAAATTTTTGATTTCGAAATAAACAACGGTGTGGTTCCTACAGCTGCGACCTGGTCAGCACATCCACCAACTTCATTTTGGTTGAATGCAGTGTCCGCAGACATAATTTCATATATCTGTCTTGGGTCGTCGTTTACGAAAGCAACGATATCAGTAGCAGTGTTACTTGCTGGTGAAAAGTTGCTGAACGTTGGTTTACTAGTTGTAGCGTCAGTGTAGAAAACGCCGTTCAGTGTACCCAGATTATTTTCATCTGTGTTTCCTGAAGCGAGTACAACACCATCTGCAGTTAATTGCACCATTGCTGCGTGCGAAATTAAAGCAGAAGAAGCTGCAACGCTGTACTCTGTAAGAGCACCTACGTTATCTGTCTGACCAACTTTTTTAATGGGTCTTAAACCGAACCCAGTTGTTGACGCGTTAGCCATACGTTTCTCCTTAAAATGTACCTGCCCCGAAGGGCCTCCAGTACGGTTAATTCGCTGGTTTCGGAATTGTTAAAAAATTAACTTTTCTTTGAACCACCGAAGGTTACACGAGTATCTCTATCAACATTGATAGGCATACTCTTATGCTGTTCCTTTGCAAGATCGGCGTCTATTGCAGCCTGCTGATCCTGTGCTTGTTTAGCATAGTATTCAGTTCTTTGCTGCGCGATCTCCTCTGGTACCCTTGTCAGCACAAGGCCTCCGTGCCCGATAACCCCTGCGTATTTGCCATCTGCGATAGTTGGGAAGTCTTCTTCTGGATATTCATCTGATCTTACTAACTCATACCCGGATCTTAAGCGTCCTTGTATGTTTTTTGTATCAGTGAATCCTTGGATTTCTACCCTGACCCATCTGTGTCTATATCCATTTGGCGCGTTGGGCGTATCTAAGTACGATGGTGGAGTCCAAACTTTTGGTCTCTCTTTTGGAGCTACCGTTTTTGCTTGTGTCTCAACTTTTGTTGAATCACTTTTATTTGTTTGGCTCGCACGAGTTGGTTGTTTCTTTTCCATATGCCTATACCTCCTTCGTGTTCATAAGTTGTTTCGCATATTCTTCTAGTGGCACACCTAATTTTTTAGCAATTGCTACTTGAGATGATGTGAGTCTCACTGATTTACGACTAGTCTTTGTACTACGCGTTGCAGAGGCAACGGTTTGTGTAGGTTTACTAACCGATTTGTTCATAGGTTTATCAAATTTATGTGGAAATTCCAACCTAATTCTTTTGTCGATTTCCTCATAATATTCTTCTGACCTAGGATCAATTCCTTCTTCTTCGGTAAGTTTTCTGTGTAAATCGAACGCTGTATACGTCATTGCACTATCCTTACCAAACCACTCGTTATTACTAGCCCAGTCCTCTGCCCTTGGATCAGGTGGAGTTTGAGCCTGTTGTCGCGGTTGTTGATATAATGGTTGTTGTACAGGTGTTTCTTTAGCTGCTGTTTCCTGCATTTGATGCTGGGTCTTAAGTTCAGCTAATTTACCTTGTTCATAACCAAGTTGAGAAATAGCGGCCAAAGCTTCTGTTTCAGCTTTTGGATCTTCTGCTTGTCTAGCTGCTCTTAATTTCTCTTGAGCCGCTGCAATAGAAGAAGTAATTCTTCCTTCCATTTCTGCAACATAATTTTTATCTAAAGAATCTGCCGTAGTTTTAAATTGGTCTCTTTCCCTTTTAACACTATCAGCAAAACGTAAAGCTTCTTCTTTTTGTCTTTCAGCTTCACGCATTCTTTTCGTTAATTTAGCTATTCGCTTTTTAACGCCTTCAGAATACTCTTCAATTTGTTTACTGTTGTCTTCTTGTTTATCACTTGCTTGAACATCAGACTGCTCCACAGGTTTCTCAGATGAGTCACCGGCGATACCACCGTCTTCAAGTTTTGTTTCACGTTCATTTTCATATGTTTTGTCCTCTGTTGGTTGTTCTACAACCCCTTCTGTTTTTTCTTCTGGCAATTGAATATCTACTTCGGGACCGGAAGTATCGATATCAACTGTTTTCTTTTCTTCTTCTTGCATAGTATCTCCTATGATTGTTAAAATTCGTGGAATATATCTTCAGGGTTTTCCACGGTTGCTAAAACTTCGTCATCATTTAAAAGTCTTATTTCACCCCCATCTATTTTAATTCGTGATCCGGCATATCTTGCAAAAATAATCCAATCACCTTTTTTACACCATGGTCCTTCTGGGTATCTTTCTTTGTCATAGCAGTGTGGGCCCATGTCTAAAACTAAACCACAAGTTGATGCTACTTGTGATCGTTCTACTGTTTCATCCGCTAATATTAAACCACCTTTAGTTTTATCTTTTTGTTTAAAAGGTAAAACTAAAATTCTCCAACCCGTAGGTTTAGGTAATTTTGATGATTCGTCTATTTGTTTTTTTTCTTTTTTTTCAACACCAACTAGTTCTTTATTTGGTAGAACTATCTTTTGGTTTGATGCTGATAATTGTTCCTTGTTCGTCATTTTGCTCCTTTGTTTTTAGCAGGGTGGATATTTCCTGTAATAAATACTGATAAGTTCGTATTTGTCCTAACATATACTGGTATTTTTCCATGCTGTCAACATTACCGTTAGTCATTGCAACTACGACATCATCGTGTCTCATTTTAATCACTCTTCTTATTTTTTCTACAAAATCCATTATAATGTTTCTCCTCTTTCTGGTTCAAACTCATCTAATACATCTAGCTTTTCTTTTGCCGCAGCTATTTTTTCAATCTGTTTGTTAACTTCTTCTATGTGTTGTGGATGTTCTCCAATACCTACTGAGTTATCTAAAAAAATATTTGCAGTTGCGTCTGCTTCTGCAATATCTGCTTCGTATCTAGCTCTTAGTGCGTCTAGTATTGCTCTTCGCATTTTTTCTCCTTTCGAATAAACGGTCAACTAAGCTTCCAACATTATCTAACCAACCAAAAAATTTATAGATAAATCGATCTAGCATTTCCATCTTCTTCGTGCCTGACGGATACGAGAATTTGGATCGTTACGTGTTTTTGCTGATGATCGTTTTAGTTGTCCTAGTGATCTCGCGCAGTATGATTTTCTGCGTTTTGCAGCTTTTGATCCAGGCTTCACTTTTCCTGTCACGGCTGTTTTTAATTTACTTCCAGGGTTTGCTGCCCTGTAAGCTCTTACACCTTTAGCTGTCATTCCAGCTCCAGATTTTGTTGGTCTATAATTTGCTCCAGGACCTTTAGTAGTTTTTCTAATTGTCATTTTCTTTTTGCAAATGTTGAAACATTGGTTGGCTTTCCTCCGGGATTACCCGCAGCTCTCTTTCGTCTGACAGCAGAGGCCTTTTGCCCTTTTGACATCCGTGTGGCTTTTGCAAGTGGGACGCATTTTGGATATTTTCTTTTGCTCCCCTTCGATCGACCGCAAGGTTGATACTTGCCGTTCTTCTTCGGTGCTCCGATGTCTACCCATTTCTCTTTGACCCATTTTCTTAGACCACCTTCAGCCATTATTTTCTCTTGGATTTTTTCTTCTTTTTTCCACCTGGTTTTATTTTACCAGAACATACAGCAGAGCCGTACATGTTTGCATATGCCGAAGGATACACTTTAAATTTACGCTTCGCTGCTGCTTTACCTTTTGCACAAAGTTTAGCCATTACTTAGCTCTTCCGCCATCCTTCATGTAACCCATTTTGTTTCTAACTTTTTTGGGTAATTTTTTTAAACCTTTTTGTTTTGGTTTAACCGGTTTTAAAACTTTTTTACCGTTTTTAAACATAGGTCTTTTCATCATCATTGTTCCTGGCATTATTTTCTTCCTTTTTTATATGCTCTACCGAAACCACGTTTTGCAAATGGTTTCTTTTTTACTCTACCACCTTTTGCAAAGTAGTCGAATTCTGATGTTTTAAAATTTTCTTCCGGTATGATTACATCTTCTACAGGCTCCATTTTAACCTTATTTCTGTTAGCATAAGCAGCTTTGTTTGGATATGTAACACCACCAGTTTGAATACTACCATCAGATAAAATATTAATAGCTTTTTGATTTAAGCCACTAACTTTTTTACCACTTTGATAAATTCCAGCACCAGTGCCCATCTTTGGATCTGTATTTACAAATTTAGTTCTTTTGTTTCCGACACCAGTGTTGACACCTTTTTTATAAACATTACCAATTGAGTCTACTTTCAATCTTGGAATTGGATTAACTTTAGGTTTGTTATCTTGAATTGTTTTAGGTGTTGTAACTTTAGGTTTTACTATTGGTATATCAAACCCGGATTCTTTAGCTTCATTGTCCGCTATAGAGGCATTTCTTCTTCTATTAGCTAACATAGCGGCACCTCCAAGTGCAGCCAATGCACCTAATATTTTTCTATTTCTTCTTCTAGACTTTTTACTCATTATTTTTTTCCTCCGTTACGAAAAATTTGTGTACCCTTTATACCATAAATACTCGCTACGACAAGTATCCATAAATTTGTAAACCACGATGGAAGCTGCGAGAACATGTCGAAGAACAATTTTACCTTATCCATCGCTGTTGGGTCATCCGATATCACTGCCCACGCGAGCACCAACACGGGCAAACTTAGAATTATCAAAACGGCCTCGTCCTTCCAGTCCGATTGCCTTGCCTCTAATAATTTGCCTTGGTAAGCTTCTTGACCTTCGGCCATTTTTGTAGCATGCATCAATTGTGCTTCTGACATAGCCATTTTCGTCTTCTGCTTGTTAGCATAAATTTTACTTCCAGCAGAAACGGCTAATTTGATTGCCGATAACCACATGATTAGTACCAGTCAGCTTTACTTTTTTTCTCATCAAGCATTGCTCTTTGACCTTTTACTTGAACTGACTGAGTTTCAGTGGGATTTGACACTTTAACCTCAACTCCTCCACTTCTAAAGCCATCTTTGTTCAAGAACATGTCATGATCTACATGAGTCATACCTGCGTGACTGTTTTTTTTATTTTTTTTCATATTTATTCTCCTCTATTTCTGATTATAGCAACATTTCCAGGCATTTCACCCATTTTCGGTGCTGATGGAATTGTTTTACTCAAAATTGTCTTTTCAATAGACGTATCAGCTCTTAGTTTAGCTAATTCTTCGTTTTGTTCAAGCTTTTCATCGTGCATTGACTGGTTCATCATGGCTCTAGACTTGTCTAAATTCAATCTTTGATCAGCTTGTTCGTGTTTTTGTTGATTATCCATTGCTCTAAGGTCTAATTCTCTTGCTTTTAGCTTAGCAATTGGGTCATTTCCAAAATCACCCATGATTTTATTCTCTTCTTCCTTAAATTCTTGAGTCATATCAGCAATTAATTTAGCTTTTCTTGCTTCAATAGCCATACTCATTTGCATAATTTGTTGTTGAATCTCTGGACTCTGTGCCATTTGAGGATTTTGTTGTGCCATTTGTTGCATTTGCATTAATTGTTGTATTTCTTCTCTGAATTCTACCTCTAATTGCTCTTGTGCCATTAAAGAAATATGTTCAAAAATATTTTTTTGTAATGCACCCATAATTACAGGATTATTTTTTGCCATATTAGTTGCCATAAAATTTAAATGCGAAGTAATATGTGCTCTATGATCTTGACCTTTAAATGCTTGAAAAGGTTTACCACTCATTGCTAAAATATTTTCAGTAGCAGGATCCATCGGCATTGGTTGTTGAGGTGGTGGTAAAATTCTATTTACATCTTTTACACCAATTGCAGAATACATATCCTTGTATGCTTCATACAAGTTGTGCATTTGTGGGTTTGACATCGCAAGTTGTAGTTCTGTTTGAGCTAAACTTATTCTTTGTGATTGTGAGAATATGTTTGGATCTGCAACAGGTAAAATATCTACTTTTTCATCAAAGTCTGCAACCTTAATATTTCTTTGTCCACCTACAACGTCATATGGATATTCTGGTGGTAAGTAAGTTTTGAATACATCAGCTAATAAAACAAATTCTTTTTTAAGTGCCACATACAATCTTTTATGTATGGCTGACATGACTCTGGAACCACGTTCTAAAAGAGCAATGGTCGTTCCAACAGCGGCCTGTTGGTTGCCGTCACCGACCTGCATGTCAGCAATGGCGGCAAATCGTTGTCCTGCTTGAACCACTATTCCCATTAATTGTAATAATGTTGCTGATGGTTCTTTAAAAGGTAAAGGCATAAATGCATCTCTGATATTTCCTCCAGGTGCATCTACGTCTCTAAACTCTCCGGGTTGAATCGATTGCGCTTCATCTCTAACACGAATACCTCTTTGTTTAAATCCAGCAGGCATATTTGAAAACGTACCAGCATCTAACAATTGTCTAAGTGCATTCGTTGCAGTTCTTGATAATCCACCGATCATGTGGATTAAGCCAAAACCATAAAAACCTAGTCCAGGTAAAAATTTAAAATGTGCAAAATATTCTATTTTATTTTTTAATGGATCTTCTGCTTTATAGTTTCTTCTAATTGACAGAACTTCTCTTGACGATGTATCAATTGTTACAATGTAAGGAAGTTTAATTCCTGTCGGGTTTTGTTCTTGATCTTTATCTTCAAAACCTTCTAGGTCAAGGTTTGTATGTACTTCTAGAATAGTGAACATCTGTTCATCTCTAGTTTTCTTAACTCCTTCAAGTTCTCTTTCTTTTTTCTCTACTTCTGACTCTTGTGCATAGCCTGGTGTAATTTCTATGTCTCTATAAAAACCAGATACTTGTTTTTTTCTTAATTCATTTTCTGACATTTTTAAAACATGCACGATTGAATCTGCATCTTCTAAAGATGTTGCAGTGTATGGAACTATCAGGTCATCTGCCGGAACAAATTTAGACACGGCTCTGTCAAGAACTTCATCGTAATAAATTTTCTTGAAAGCAGAGCCGCTAAGAGGGAGATAAAAAAGTAACTGATCGAACTCGGGTTCATACTCTTTCATCACGTTCATGAGTTGATAGTTCATGAAATTTTTTACTCTCGTTGACTGCTCTTCTTTTTGTCTTGAAGGTATACCCATAATTTGAGTATGCACTGGACCAGTCGCTGGAAGTAATTCTTTGTAAGCTTGCGCTTGAAACTGTGTTACTGCTTCTGCTAATACAGGGTGTGTTGCACCACTTGCATTTGAGAATGGTTGGGATCTTGTCTCGTATTTAAATCCTAATAAATCTAAACCTTTTGTATATGAATCTTCCCAGTCTTTTCTAGATGCTTTGTACTGTGTATAGTTTTCAAAAAGTTCAGAACCTAATCTACCTAAAACATCTTCAGGTAATAGGTCTGCTAAATTGTCAAAGTGTTCGTTAGTTCCTGGCTGGTTTACAGCTTCAGGATCAAAAGTAATTGTAGCACCACCGTCTTCATCTTGTTCAACCTGAACATCTTCTGGTCCAACTTGTTCTTCAATGTTTTCTTGAGACGCTTCTGCTATCTCTTCTTCACTAGGTAATTTTATTTCCTGCTCTACGTTTGGTAGAGACTTGTCTATTGTTGACATTATTTTTCTCCGAGTTCGATACTACTATAATCTTTTTTGTAGGAACATTCAACCCTTGTGGATTAGGTCCTCTAAGTGGTGGTATCGTAGTTGTTAGTTTTTTAGTCATCTTGTAATAGTTTCATCCCTTGTAAACCTAACGATGCACCGAATCCAAGTATACCAGCTCTTGATAATACTCTTAAAGCACCGGGGCTCATGCCTAATGAAGCAATGCCTCTAACTGCTGATGGCAGTCCTTTTGTTAGTTTTGGTGTTGTATCTGCAAATGCGGGATACAAATAATTTAATGGATCTGTTGCAATATCTGCAGCAGAATCTCCTTCTGCTATTTGACTCGTAATATCCATAGCAGCTAATGGAGCTAGTAATCCTGGTGATGCTGCAACTCCAAGTCCTCTTCCTAAAACTCTTCCTGCAGTTCTCATCATACCTTTTTGTTCAACACCTAAACCTCTTGATCTACTAGCTTTGATTGTTGATGGTGCACTTATGGCCGTTGCACCTGCAATAGATGCACCTGCTACCGGTAATTGATAATCTAAAATATCCGGTCTTTCAAAATCTGGTGCGATCGGATTCATTGCCATAGATACCAACATATTTTTTTGTTGGTCTTCGTTTGATAGATAACTTGTTGAATCATCATTTCTAAATTCTTTTACGATTGCTTGTGCTGCTGCTCCTGCTGCACCGGCTAATGTAAATCTTTTTACACCTGGTGATTTTGCAAAGTTTAAGACTTTTTGAAATAGTCCTTGTGGGTTTTTTTGAACGGCTTCGTCAAACTGAGCTACACAACCCCTACCTCCATCAGCACGTTTAGATCTTCCAAAAATAGAACAAACGTTGTCTATATTGTTTTCAAAATTTTTTCTTAAATTTGTATTTACAAATAAATTTTTTATTTCATCAGGTGCTTCCATTGATTCTAATGTTTTTACAATTCTAGGAAAAGTACCTGTTGTACTGTCATAGGCCACATCTGCTGCTGCACCTACTCTTCCAACGTTTGGGAGCTCGACTCTTACGTTTCTTTCTTTTAAGATATTATCTAATTGATTCGCTGTTTCTTCGTTAACTCCTTTGTTAAAAAAATTTGTTAACTGACTTTGTACAAAAGCTCTGTTAAATTGATTAGGTGTTATATTTACATTAGTTGGATATCTCCCACCTCGTTTTCTTTTAGCCACCGGACTAACATCGAATAAATCAAATAGACGCCCGTCTTTGGCTTTCTGTAAATAATAGTCATCTGATTTTAGTCTAGAAAAAAAATTACCTGTATCTTTATCTAAACGTATAGCCATCATAGCTTTTACATTTTGACCGAAAGGAGTAGTATTAATCAACTCTGGTTTATTCTGAAAATAATCATTTATTGCTGATATACCACCCTGTATTTTTTTAATATTTTGTTTATCTAGTTCACTAGCACCCTTTGTAACTGCTTTTACGTTTTCATATCTTCTTTTATTTCTTTTGTATGCTACTTCTTCTGGATCACCTGCAGGAGTTTTAAAACTAGTACTCTTTCTTTTATTTAAAGCAGTTTCAGCGTCTTCTCTAGTGTTGAAGTATCTAAGACCTATAAACTCTTCAGGTATAGCAGTTTTTTTAATATCTTTACTAGGTCTTCCAAACTCAATTTTAAATTTTGCATCTGCTGGAATATCTGGGTTTCTTGTTCTGTCTATATTAGTTACTTCCCGTATAGAATTAAATCTAGGTTCTGTTCTTCTAGATTCTTCAAAAAATTTAAAATCTTTTAAGGCAATTGGTTTTATTAAATTTGTTTTTCTTCCTTGGGTTAAAATTCTACTAATGGTAGATCTTCCAATATCTAAATTATAGGGTTCGCTTTTTAAAAATTTTACTATTTGATCAGGACCTAATTTTTCAGTCTCGTATGTGTCTAAAATTAATTTTATAGTTTCAGCATCTAGACCTGATCGTTTACCACCACCTGTAAAATAATTTGAATATACCTCTTGGACTTTATTTATATCTACAGCCATTACACCTCCAGGATGCCGGCAAGACCACCGTTTCTAAATCCAATACCTACATCTATGCCGAGTTGTTTTTGAATCTCCATAATCTCATCTGGGAAGTCATCTGGATTTTTTAAAACTTTGTTGAGTGTTTTAAAGTATTCTGTTTTTTCTTTTCCAACTAAACTTTTGTCCGTGCCTAAACTTGCAAACAATCTTGAAATATCTCTACCTTGAATACCATATTTACGTAGTGCTTGAAAACCCATTCTTGCGGCACCACCAGCGAACATGGGTACACGTCCACCATCTGCAAATTCAAAATCTTTTGGATCAACCATGTCGGGATCGAATGATCTACTAGTTATTGTATTACCTCTTGCATCCCTAACTCCAACTAAATTTTCTGCAAACTTTTGTATGTCATCTGCATTATCTAATTTTGAAACTGCTGATGCAACCTTTGGTCCAAAATATTTTTGAACAAGTAATAGTGGATCACCTAATCCACCGCCGCCACCTTCAGTCATAAATTTAAAATCATCTACTTCCATAATAGTTGATAGTGATGGTCCACCTGGATTTGTTGGATCTTCTAAATCTTTTACTCTATTTAAAAAATCTCTAGCGTTTGCTCTTGCTACTGGTTTTGCATTTTCTGCAACACCTGCGTTCATGTAAATTTTATTTACTAAGTCATCTACAATTAAACTATTGTTCTTAACAGACTTAATCGCCTCAAGTCCTGCACCTGTAAATGGCGCTGCAATATCATCTTTACCTCCACGTGAACCTGGGGGTGGTAAATCATCTGCCATTCTAGATGGTAAGATTGTATCTCTTGGGTCGACACCTTCTGGTAAATCTACGTCATCTCTTAATGACATCAAACCTTCTGCATCTAAGTTTCTAGTTCTTGTTGCAAGATCTGTTACGTTCGCTGGCGCTGCAGCAGGGTTATAGAACTCATCCATCTTAGACATATTCTCTAATAACTTACCCGCTTGGAGATCATTTAATTTATCTCCAGCTGCATAACTAACCGAGTCTTTTAATTCTTCAATTGCTTTAGACTGAGGTAATGCACCTAGTGCATTAGTGTTTAAATCCATTTTTAATATTTCAGGCTCACCTTTACCAATGAAACTAATATTGGTTTTAGTTCCTAAAACATCAGATACATTCCCACCAAGCTTTTGGTAGAGTTTTATAATTTGATTTACTATCTCTCGTTTAGCCATAATATTCTAATCTACTTCTATCTGGCAATGGTTCGTCTTCGTACGAGTCTTTGTTACGAACTATGCCACCTTGTTTAATACGCATAATTGCCTGTGTTGTGGAGTCGACATAGTCATCGTAATCTCCAAACGGAAATGATGCGCACTCTTCGACAACCTCTTGAGCGTAGTGTTCGTGCATAGGAGCCCAAATCATACCCATCTCAAAAAGCGGTGCTACTGAGTTTACTCTAGCATGTTTATCATTTCCTCGGCTCGGCGTAAAGTTAATTACGGGAATTCCCATATCTCTTAATTCTGCCGTCAAAGGTATACCAGAGGCCTTTGCCTCCACGATCACCATATCAGGCCGCCAATATAAATACTCCTCATGAGCAACTTTTCTAAGCTCTGGAAACTCATAACGATCTTTGAAAGCATTTAATAATATTATATTAGACCTACCATCATCGTCTTTAAAAACTCCCCAGGTAGTAATAGCTGAAAAGTCAGCAGATTCTTTTTTCAAGAAAGCTGTATCATATGATTGTATGATAAAATCACAACTAGGTGGATCTTTGTGTTCCCAGTTCATCCACCAGTCACGTTTTAATATTGCACCTTCTTCAGCGGTTGGCTGTTGCATATACTGAGCGTTCCAGTTGTTAACTGGAATAGATGCTTTAGTTTTTAATAATTCGTCCCTGGTCCAGTATTCCGGCCAAACAGGTTTACCATCCGGTAATAGTGCGGGTAGTTCTACGACTTCCCATTCGTCAGAGTTCTCTTCTCCCTGAGCCCTGAGCAATTGTCCAGTTAGGTCCTTGGTACTCCAACGAGTCATAACACAAACGATACGACCTCCTGGCTGTAAACGCTGACGTGGACCTGATGTATACCAGTTCCATGCTTTCTCGAATGACTTACTATCTTTTTTAATATCTTGTTCTTTGTGCGGGTCATCAATGATTAGTAGATCAGCACCACGACCTGTAATTGCTCCACCAACACCGGCAGCGAAGTATTCTCCTCCCTGTTCCGTTTTCCATTTACCAGCGGCTTGGGAGTCCTCCATCAGACGAGTATCAAATAATTGTTTATAGTTTTCTTGGTCTACCAAATTCTTGGTCTTACGGCCGAAGTCGATTGCAAGATCAGCCGTGTGTGTTGCTTGAATGATCTTTAACCGGGGATCGAGGCCAACCATCCATGCCGGGAGTAAGTATGAGGCAAACTCCGACTTCGTGTGTCTTGGCGGCATGTTAATGATCAGTCTTTTAATTTTCCCGCTAGCGAGATCATTAAATTTTTTATTAATTTTTTTGTGGTGAGAACCTTCAATAAACTCAGGCCAAACGTATTTGACAAAACTCAAAAAGTCTTTTTTGATTTTAGGTCTGGCTTTATCTAATTCTACACTCTTTTCTAAATCCAAAAGTCGTGCTCTTTCTTCTGGAGTCAATCCTGAAAAATTTTCCATAAAATTTTTTATAATATTTTTTATATAACCTATTTTTGAAACCTTGGCTATAAGAGTCTAAATCTTACATATATGTACACATCTGGGACCCCTTCTGCCATTTAGGGTGGGCCCCCCCAAAGTTTTCAAGCAAAAACACAAGATGTAGTGGTACCTCTATCGAAACACACTATGCATAAATGACATATGTTGTTTATGCATACCCTATAAGAGTTTGTAGGATTTGTGGCTCATACCTAAACCACAAACCCTACTGCGAGATCAAATCAGAAAGGCATTTCCGATTGTTCCTCTTTCACTTCATCAGTTAAAACTAAAGGCAATAAACCTTTATCAACTTCTTGTAAGTGATGAGAATATCTTTCCCTGTCCTCGTTCAATGTATCAAGTGCAACAAGAATTCTTGTTGCAGTTTTTAAGTCATACATTTTACTTTTATGGATTGAATATCTTGGAGTTTCCAAAAATATTTCTTTCTCAATAATGAAGTATTTTTGATCTATCATAATTTAATACTCCAACTATCTGACGCAGTTCTATAACCATCTGCGTCAATATCAAAATAGGTCATTAACATACGACCTTGTTTCGATATCCAATATCTGCATTTATCTGTCCACAATGCATTTCTTGTTATTGTTTTCTTATCACTCGCTGAATAGTAAGTAATAACAAAAGGTTTATTGTTTATCATAATAACCTTTCTCAACTAAATACTTGTATAAATTCTTACAAGTTTTAGGTGCTTTCTTGTCGTCTATAAAATGCAACACAGCTTTAGTAAAACTAGAAAATCCTGTTACTCTTGGATTAGTCATAAGCATACCACTTGTTGCCTGTCTTTTTAATGCCTGTAATAATAATTCCTGTTGGAATGTAAAACCACTCGGCATTGTTGTTTCTGCTATTGTCATTTATTCTCGCTTTCTATAACCTTTTTGGTTATGGGATTAATTTATATTAATCCCATAATTAAATCAACAAATTAATTTAGGTTATCCACATTTTTTTGTTGTTGTTGCATATATGCAACTCTTTCTGCTATCTTCTGCTCTCTAGTTTTTTCAGTATTTTTCATACCTTTTATTCTTTCAGCTAGATTTTTTGGATTATAAATAACTAGCCCTGTACTATTAGTTCTAACTATTTCTGCGTCAGTAATATCTAGACCAAGTTCAGTTGCTAACTCAATCGCTTCATCAAGCCATTTATAACCTTTTAATCCTAGCTTGATCTCTTTCATTTGTTTCAAGATACTTTCAATCCATTTAGTATGAGCCATAACGAAAGCTGATTTTTGTTGTTTCCAAGAAATTAAAAAGTCAAACTCCTCTTTCTCACACGCAATAGAACGATCTCTACAATAATCACGACCAATTAAATCTAATTGGTATTTGTCGTTCCACTCTTTACCATATTTGGTTTCGTTGTTTCTTCCACCAGATAAACCCAAATATTTTTCGTTGTTCTCAACAAACTTTCTTTTGTGTGGGTTGTCGTCTTTGTCGGCTTGTTCAATTAAGATGTCTGCGTTGCAATCATCTTGAGCATTGATCTCATCTCTAAACAAAGCAAAACCATAACTTTGATCTCTATTAGATGAATAATTATTTGTTTCATCAATATCGCCATTTAAACGAAAATCAAAATGTTTTTCTATTGGTACATTTTCTTCAATAGTAGTGTTTCCATTGTAGTCAGTTTTTTCTTTATTACCCATGTAATGAAAATGAAAACAACTATCTTTTGCAATCGTTGAAACATTTTCAAACTTATTTTGTAAGTAATAAGCTTTCTCAACATCATCTTCGGTATAATGTCGTCTTACTATTTTTTCTGCAACACTCCAAGCTTGATCGTTAATATCAATTTGATCTGCTTTTAAAGTATCATACTTTCTTTTTTCTTGAGTGTCCTCTTGTTGCAAGTGTACTTTAATACGATTTGCAATCTTGTTTCGGTATTCTTGGTTTAGTCTTATTCTAGCCATTTGTCCTCTTTCTTTTTTATTGGTTAATAATTATTTGTTTTAAACTATTGACTTCTAAAGTCAAGGGATTATATAAGATAATATATTAATTTATAAAAACTTTAATATCAATTAAAGCATACTTGCAGTTGGCAGTATAAAAACGCAACTGCAAGTAGCATAACAAGAAAGGACAGAAATGACATTACAATATTGTCAATCTCATAAGTGCCATACTTATGACACAAAGGACAGAAAACGAGGTTCCAAAGGAAATAAGACAAATCAAACTAGAAGAAGATCATCATTTTATTATGGGGGTGGAAATTTTTGCTCATTAAATTGCTATGATGATTGGGCAAGGGATTTTATGGAAAGAGCCATTGATCAAGTATCTGGTAGGATTAACGAGCCATATATCTTAACAGAAGAAAATGCGTGGACAAAAACAAGAAGATATAATTGGGGTGGTGGTACAGGCTACGATATGACTTACTTTTGGAAAAACATGGTTTCCAATAGAGAGATTGAAATTACTGAAGAAGAATTTAATAATCAATCTCAACCTAATTTATAGTTTCATCTGTCCTTGATGAATAGTTAGGGTTGCAAAGTGGGGGAATATAAACCCCTAAATTAAGGGATCTATGCGCTTGGATATCCAATATAGGTAATTAGCAGTGCTTACCTATCCCTCAACACTTGCAACTCTAACTAGAATTTTTTGTTTTTTTTTTGGGTGGGCCCGCCCATAGTTCACAAGCTTCAAGCAGGGTGGGCCCGCCCATAATCTACAAGCCCGCAAGCTGTCAAGAAAATTATCTGTGGATAACTTAAATATTTTACTTGTGGGAT